TCCTTTCCCCGCTGTAGACGGGATTGTTAGTTGATCGCTGTAGTGATCTGTGGCGGGCGACCGGATTATTCGTTCCGCGTCGGCTCTCGCTCATGTCACTATCTGTAGTGTACATTAGTAGAAGAGAAATGTCAATACCCAAAACACATAAAATGGTATAATTAGCTCGATCGAAAGCGGTTTGCAGAGAAATCTGCGGCCGCTTTTTTGATTGGCAAATCGGGGGGCATAGGTAAGGCATCTGGCGAGTCCCATACGCTCGCAAAAGTCGGTTCGATTCCGACCCCCGACACCAGAAACATAACCCACGAGGTGAACATGATCCGAAACCCAACCATTCACGAATTTGAGGCGATGGCGACCATGCGCACACTACTCGACCGTTTTGTTGATCCCACATCCCGCTTTGTGCGCCGCGCACGCTTCGCGTATGACGAGTGCCTAGTCCAATCCGTGTATGCGTGCAACGACATACTGCGTGATCTCGGCATCAACCGCGAGCTTTGGGTGCGTATCCGAGGCAAGCGGGCGTACATGTTCCACGAGCCGACCCGACGCATCGTCGCAGAGGTCGGAATTATCACGGACGACGCCGGCGATGGCTGGCGCAGGCGCCTCAAGGTTGAGCTCATGGGAAAGGGCGGCATGCCGGTCAAGGAGCCGACCATCGGCGATCTGGCCGTCACAGCACAAAAACTCGGCAAAAGCCGACCGCACAATCGAATGAAGTATATGGAGGTACATCATGGATGACCCAAAAAAGCCAGAGATTATCCATGCCAAGCGTGACGCGAACGGCAACGTAGAAGTCGCACTCTACAGCCGAAAATTCGACGTCACCGCACTGGTCAAGGACGGCGTGGCCGAGGCCAGGCTGATTGGCAAAAAGTACCGCATCCTGGTCGAGGGTGAATATAAGGTCAAGAGGAAGCGAAAGAAGAAGCAAGCCGAAGCGGAGAGTGAGTAAACCTTAATGCCCAATGTGCAGCGGAGAATTGTAACAAACGTTTTGAACGAGGCTTGAGAGATGGCCAATCCACAAAACTTAATACCATTCACCGGAGCCGACGATCCACGAAGATCAAACGGACGACCGAAAGGTAGCAAAAACTGGTCGACCATTGTGAAGGAAATTCTGTATGACGAGCAGCTCTACGAGGAGGTGTTGGCAAAGAATAGGCCAGATCTTGAAGACCTTAAGCGTCTCGGCCATAAGAACGCTGCCAGCGCGATTGCCTTCGCCATGGCCATAAAGGCACTCGAAGGCAATAAGGATGCTGCCGAATGGCTCCGCAAGACCGGCTACGGCGATAAAATCGAATACTCTGTCAGCTCTGAGCCAGCGCCGCCTGACCCATACAGCTTCATGTCCGACGACGAGCTGCGGCGGATTGCCAAAGACGAGGCAGTCGATGAGGACGTGCAACTCCATGCAAAAATCGAGCTTGCACGCCGGCATTTCTACGATTTTTGCCAACTGCTTTATCCGAATGCCTATTCCGACGACCGCAAATACCTCAAGGACGTATGTGATCGGCTGGAAGACTTCGTACTTCGCAGCAAAAAGCGCTACCTGGTCTTGAGCATGCCGCCCCGCCACCTCAAGAGCTTCACGGCGCAGAACCTGACCAAGTGGCTGTTCGGCCGCGACATCTTCATGAAGGTTATGACAGCCAGCTACAACGAACGGTTGTCGACCATGTTCGCAAAGGCCGTGCGCAACACGATCCAGATGCAAAAAGGCGACAAGGGCATCGTATACAGCGATATATTCCCAAGGACGCGCATCAGACACGGCGAGGCCAGCGCCGGCATGTGGTCGCTTGAGGGGAACGAAGAGATCAACTACGTCGCCACGTCGCCTGGCGGTACGGCTACGGGTATCGGCTCGCACTTTACGATCATCGACGACCCGATCAAATCGGCCGAGGAAGCATACAACGAGAACGTGCTGGAAAACATCTGGGAATGGTTCACCAATACCATGCAGCAGCGCACCGAGGGCGGGAACTACAAGTTCATCATCATCATGACCCGCTGGGCGACTGGTGACCTCGCCGGACGTGTCATCGACGCCTATGGCGACGACGTCGAAGTAATCAGCTACAAGGCTGTCCAGGACGACGGGTCGATGCTTTGTGAGTCGATCCTAAGCCGTGAGGATTACGAAAACAAAATCAAAGAGATGAACCATGACATCGCCGAGGCGAACTACAACCAGACGCCCATCGACATCAAAGGTCGCCTCTACAGCGAATTCAAAGAGTGGGAGAAGCTACCGGCCGGCAGTGTCATCAACTTCACTGACACCGCGGACACCGGCGAGGACTACCTGTGTTCAATCGACGGCGTCATTTTCGAGAACGAGTTTTATGTCACCAATATCGTATTCACCGACGAGCCCATGGAAGTTACCGAGCCTATGGTGGCCGAGATGCTGCACTCTGACGGCGCTACGGAAGCCAACATTGAGTCCAACAATGGCGGCCGAGGCTTTGCGCGCAACATCGAGCGTCTGCTGCGCGAGAGGTATAACAGCAACAAGTGCGCCATCAACAGCGTGCCGCAGACCTCGAACAAGGAGAGCCGCATCCTGGCAAGTGCGACCTGGGTGCAGAACCACGTCTATATGCCGCCAATGTGGAAGCAGCGTTTCCCGAAGTTTTACCAGCATCTCATGAGCTACCAGCGCAAGGGCAAAAACGCCCATGATGACGGCCCAGATGTGCTGGCAATGATTTATGAGTACATGACCGAAGAGCAGGGCATCCAGTTCTTCGACATGGGTACAGGTCACGACACGCGGCGCGACCGCGTCCTCACCAATCTATAGGAGCACGAAATGAAAAAGTGCAAGATATACACACTCCCCAAGGACACCGAGGATCTGACCGGCCAGATTATGGCCACTCTTATCAACAATCATCAGGGTGATCGCAGGCGATACAAACAGCTTGAGTCGTACATCATCAACGACAACGATGGCAAGCCGATCATGACCCGCGAGTCGCCGAACCCAATACTGACAGTCAACAACTTCGCTGTATATATCATGCGAATGAACGCCGGCTATCTACTGGGTACACCGGTAGAGTACCAGGCCAAGCAGGGTGTCAAGATTGACCCAATCATCGATGCGTACACTGAGCAGTCCATCAGTGACCTCGACTCGGAGCTTGCCGAGGATTGTAGCGCCTTCGGGCGCGCATTCGAGAATGTGTATGTCGACGAAGACAGCGCCATACTGTCTGCCCGCCTCGACCCAAGCCAAACGATTGTCATCTACGACAATACGATGAAGCACAACAAAATCTTCGCCCTGAACTTTGTCAACCGTATCAAAGAGGACGGCTCGAAGATCGAGGACGAGTTCGATATCACCTACTGGACGACTACGCACGAGATTACCGGAACTCTGAAGGGTACGACATTTACCCAAGCGTCGAAGCGTAAGCACTACTTCGGCGAAGTGCCGGTTATCGAATATATCAACAACCGCCGCATGTTTGGCGACTATGAGCCGGTGATCAGCCTGATCGACGCGTACAACATTCTGCAGAGCGACCGCGTGCTTGACCGAGAGAAGCTGGTTGACGCAATTCTTGCCTTCTACGGGGCGAGAAGCCTTACCGACGAACAGCAGGAGCATCTAAAGCAATACCGCACCATTGGCCTGCCGGAAAACTCGAAGGCAGAGTACATCATCAAGAACATCGATGAGGCCGGCGCTGACGTGCTGCGTAAGACCTTGGCTCAGGACATACACAAATTCTCGATGACGCCAGACCTGTCAGACGAGAATTTTGCGAGTAACAGCTCCGGCGTGGCCATTCTGTACAAGCTGCTGGCGTTTGAGCAAAACATAAAGGTAAAAGAGCGCTACTTCAACAAGGGGCTCATGAACCGCCTAAAACTGTATTCCGCCATCCTCGGCAAGAAGTCCAAGTTGACTAACTTCAACGTGCGAGACGTCGACATCATCTTCAAACGCAGCCTACCGAAGAACGACCTCGAAATCAGCCAGATGATCAACAACCTGCGCGACATTGTTGACGATGAGTCTCTGGTCGGCCAGCTGTCGTTTGTCCGCGATGCGAGCGAGACAGTGGAGAAGGCCAGGAAGGAACGCGAGGCCGAGCTACAGGGCACCGGCTTTGGCACGACCAACCCCAATGAAGGCGAGTCCGAATAGGGGGTGTAGATGGCCATACGCCGGCGAACTGGCGCGTACTGGGAAAAGCGCTCGATAGAGCGGCTGGCTGAAGCTGAACGCGAAAGCCTGCCGCATCTTAGGCGCATTGTCCGTATCTACGAAGAGGCAGCCAGAAAAACGGTACGGAGCGTGCGTGATATGTACGCGGTGTATTACCGTGAGCAGGGCTGGGATTTGAATGAGCTCAATTCTATCGCACCGAGCGGCGACATTAAGCGTTTTCTGGCCGATATGCGCAGTGCCGGCCTTGAGACCGAACTGCCGGACAACTACCGCGGCCGCATGACACGCCTGGAGCTTCTGAATGCCCAGATCTGGGGCGAAGTGAAGAAAGTTGCGCAGCGCCACACCGCTATCGAAACCGCTGCCCACACCGAAACGATCAAGAACAGCTATTACCGAACGATCTACGATACCGCCAAGGGATTTGGTGCCACGCCGGAGTTCAGCCTTCTCAACACAAGGACGATTGACAGGATCCTAAATAACAAGTTCCAGGGCAAAAACTACTCGCAGCGCATCTGGAAAAACACCGATCTGTTGGCTTCGCAGCTTAAGGACGTGCTGGGTGCCGCGATCGCCACCGGCCAATCGCCCGAAAAGACGGTGCGCGAGATTCGACAACGCTTCCAAGTAGGCAGTTTCCAAGCAAGGCGATTGGTACAGACCGAAACCAATTTCTTCGAGAATGCGGCCGAGATTGAGGCCTACGAGGAAATGGGTATCGGGTCATTCGTGTTCGTGGCCACACTCGACGGACGCACATCCCAGATCTGCCGTGAGCATGACGGCAAAAGGTATCCGGTGTCCAAGTCAAAGCCAGGCGTGAATATGCCGCCTCTGCATCCTTGGTGCCGGTCTACCATCCGTCCGTACATAGGAAAGGACTACGAGCCGGAAGTACGCATTGCTCGCGATACCAACGGCAGGAACGTCTACGTGTCCAACATGAGCTACAAAGAGTGGTCGCAGCTATTCGTCCATGACATATCTGCAATGGTCGGAGCTGCCAATGTGGTAAGTACGTCCGGAGGTCGGATAACCACAACTTACGGCGCAGTCTATGACACTAACAAAATATGGGGCGTTGATAGCGAGCTGATCGAGGATACGGTGCGCCGAGCTGAATACTTACTGAACGAATACCCCGAGGTACAACGGTGGGTCAAAGACCAAGGCGGCTTAATTATACGCGCCGGTGACTTGCAACGCGGCACGATAGCCGCAACCTACACGCTCAAGCCTATAATTGTTCTGTCTAGGGCGTACTACATCAGAAGGGAGCATCTTCTTAAGATCGTCGAGCGGGGCGACAAGAAGGGCCACTTCATGCCGATGCAGGACCGCGTAGGATATGCGTTCAACCATGAGTTCGGCCATGTCATTCAGAATTACTTGTTACATGGCCGAAAAACAGTGTCAGCAGCCCGCAAGGTGCACAGTGATATAATAGAAATTGCAAGGCGTGAATACGGCCTCAGCGATGACGAAATAATCGCTAGGACGTCCCTATACGCCCAAAGAGATCCATACGAATTTTTCGCCGAGCTGTTCGCCAACCTGCACAGCGGTAAACCTAACAAACTCGGCAGGGCAATGGGGGATTATCTCAAGAGGGTAATGAAATGAGGGCAGATTTACCATACTTCATGACCAACGAGGAATGGTACGAATACGATCTCGATAAGGGCATCTGTGTGCTTACCGAAGCAGGTAAGGCTATACCCGAGGTGGTCAAAAGCTACGAAGAATTCTATTCAAAACCAATCGATGAGCCGGTAGAGTTGCCACCGGCTAAGCCATAGTTTATAATTAGCCTTGATCGAAAGCGGTTTTCGCCTCTGCGCGAAGCCGTTTTTTTGTTATACGGCTCTCGCCTGCGGGCGGAGCCGTTTTTTGATTGCAATCATACTAATTCACCCGACGGGGGCAAACGGAGGAAAGCATGGATCCTGATAAGAACGGCAATCCAGCACCAAACCCAGACGACAGCACGCCACCGGCTGACGGCCAAACTGGGGATGACAAAAAAGGTGGAGACTCCAAGACCTTTACTCAAGAAGATGTCGACAGGATCGTAAAGGAGCGCTTGGCGAAGGCCGAAAAGAAGTTTGAGGATCGACTCAACAAAGCAGTCTCGGACGCCATAGCCGACTACGAGCGCAAATCGAAACTGTCCGACGAGGATAAGGCCAAGGAGGAAGAGCAGAGGAAGCTGCGCGAGATCGAAGAACGCGAACGCAACGCTGCTCTTAAAGAGAACCGAGCTGACGCTCGCGAATTGATGCAAGAGAAGGGCATCCCGACCAACCTCGTCGATTGGGTGGTCGATGTTGATCCCGAAAAGACCAGGGAAAACATCGAGGCGCTCGGAGAAGCCTTCCACAAGGCAGTCTCAGAGGCCGTCGAGATGAAGCTGGCTGGCACCACACCACCAGATCGCTCAAACCCTGACGGCGGCAAGCCCAGCGGCGAAGACAAAAAGAGCACACGGGAGCTTCTCTTCGGTAAATAGTAGAAAGGATAACAGGATATGCCTGTAACCCTAAATGACGCCAAGCAGCTTAGCCAGGACAAGCTGACCGATCAAGTTATTGACGAATTCCGGCAGTCGCCTCTCTTGAACGCGCTGCCGTTTGACAACACGGTAAAACCCCAGGGAGGTAGGTCCCTAACCTACTCCTACAACCGCATCACGACTCAGCCGAGCGCTGGTTCACGTGCGCTAAACAGCGAATACACTCCGCAGGAAACCAAAACCACCAAGGTTAACGTTGATCTCAAGGTGTTCGGTGGTTCCTATGAGGTCGACCGTGTCATCGCTCAAGACGAAACCCAGGTCGTCAACCACGTGGAATTCCAGAGCCGTCAAAAGGCCAAGGCTACCATTGCGGTGTTCCACGACCAGTTCATCAACGGCGACAGCGAGGGTGATGACCCGAACAGCTTCGACGGTATCGACAAGGCTGTTACCGGTACCTCTACCGAGCTTATACCGTCTACGCCGATCGACCTGTCGAGCGCTGAGGCCATCAATCAGAACTACCGCAAGTTCCTTTACTGGGTACGCAAGATGGTCGGCAGGATGGATGGCGCAGCCACCCACTTCCTCATGAACAACGACCTGTACACCGCGTTCCAGGCCGTTGCTGACCATGTGCCGAACATTCGGTACGACCGCGACGAACTTGGCAACGAGGTCATCCGTTACGGCAACGCGGTTTTTGTGGACATGGGTGACAAGCCTGGTACTACCAGCCCAGTCATCCCGACCGCCGAGGACGGCACCACTACTCTGTACGCTATCCGCGTTGGCGAGGACGGCGTTCACGGTGTCTCGCCCGACGGCAGCAAGCTGGTAAATGTTTACCTGCCTGACATGGGTACCTCAGGTGCTGTCAAGAAGGGTGAGGTCGAAATGGTTGCTGCCGTAGCCGTCAAGTCGACCAAGGCTGTCGCAGCTCTGCGCAACATCAAGGTTGTGGACACCAGCGAGTCTGAGAGCGAAGGCGAATAGTCTTAATAGCCCCGCCGGCGGCTTTGTAGCCGGCAATTCATAAGGGGAGCAAGATGACGGACGAACAGCGCGCAAGGATTGCGGAATATGTCACCATCCTCAACTCGAATATCGAGAGCGAGGGTGAGAGTGAGGGTCAAAATGACCTTCTGGAATTCGTAATCGACGAGGTTGTCGACCGCGTCTTGCTCTACCTGAACGATACCGTTCTAGATGAACGTCTGGAGCGGATCGTGGCACGGGTCGTTGTCGGGGTCTACCAGCAGACCTACAACAGCAGGAATAGCACCGAGCCAGAACAGGCGGTTGCCTCTGTTTCCGACAATGGCCAATCCGTCAGCTACCACAATGAGGTCAAAAAGTACCTCGTGGGCGCTGACGACAACGAATTGTTTGGCGGCGTTGCCAAGCTTCTGGCGCCGTATCGGAGGGTGCATGTTGGTCCCTGCTAGTTTCCAGACGGCTATCGCTAGGACTTTTTACGATAAGACCGTCACGAAGCTTCAGAAGATCGAAACTGTAGACTCCGAGGGCGGTGTGCAGAAGGCTGGCACCACGCCAGTCAGCACTTTCAAAGGCAATGTTCGCTTTAACAACTTGGGCGAAGTGCAGACCGAGATGGGGCTTACGCACGAAATCGACATCGCGATTACCTGTGCCCCCGACACTCCAGTCGAGGTTGACGACCTTCTGGAGTACGCGGGCGTCAAGTATGTTGCTGTCAGCGTGATCCCTAACGACTCGCACAAGCTGATTGTGGGGACAAGATGGCTGGTTCAGTAGACATTCGGTTTCTGGGCATTAGCCGGTTGCAGGCCAAACTTGAGGCCAAAAAGAAGGCTATTCAGGGCGAGGCTATGGTCGAGGCCTTGAATAAGGCAGCGGCTGTCGTGACCTCAACGGCCAAGTCAATCGTGCCTGTCCGAACCGGCGCGCTGCGGAGCTCTATCCATCCCATCAAGGCCGAGGTTAGCGACGGGAAGGTAACAAGTGGAGCATCCACGGCTATGGAGTACGCACCATACGTCGAATTCGGTACCGGCGTACGCGGAGCGGAAACCCACGAGTACGAGCCCAAGGGCGTAAAGCTTGCCTATAGACCCGACTGGCCAGGCATGATAGCACAGCCATTCATGTACCCCGCCTTGCACCAGAACAAGGACAAAATCCAGAAGCTTGTGCGTGCGGCCATGATCAAGGCCGTGCTGAAAGGTGGTAAGTGATGGCAATGGAGCTGCCCAAAGCAGAGATTTTTTCAGCACTGGCAGCGCTAGGGTACGAATGCCGCCAAGGTTCGCAGGCTGTCTTTGCGAACCCGCCAGCCATCACCTTTTATGTCGCTAACAACTCTGTCGACCTCGATCTAGACAATGAAATCTCCAGCCAAGAGGTGACGGTAGTTGTTGACATATTCGCAGACGATAGCCCGACCGCTTCGCGAATACTCTCCGAGGTAGAGATAGCGATGCGCAATCTGGGCTACCGTTTGAGCTTTTCGGCAGATGTGCCATCGCCGGAAGGAGCTTTATACCACATCACGACCCGCTTCGACGGCGTACTGTGATGTGCCGCCATCAAAACCCGTGAGGAGGGAAGAATATGGCAGGAACAAAAACAATCGGCACCAAACTGATCCTAGTGAAGGCAGGGTCAGAGCCACAAGACACCGAGCTTGCGCGCCTTACTAGCATTGGCGAGGTGGGCGGCGAACACGAGGAAATGGATGTAACCACCCTCGATAGTCCAGGCGGCGCTAAAGAGTTTATCGCTGGCGCGACCGACTACGGTTCGTTCGACGTCAGCGGTAACGTCATCGACGGGGTTCAGCAGGCGCAGCTGTATGAGCTCTTCAAGAGCCGAGCGGTGCGTGAGTGGAAAATTGTGACCCCAGCCGGCACTGTGCTGGAGCTCGACGCCTACATCTCGCGCTTCGCGTGGGGCGAGAAGACCGTGGACGGTCTGGATAGCTTCACCATGACGCTTCGCGTGAGCGGCCAGCCGACCTACACGCCGGCCGAGTCTGAAAGCGAGTAACCTCCTGGGGGCGGAGGCTAAAGCCCCCAACCTTAAAACGTAAGCAAGGAACCATTCGATGAGCGAACTCAACCTGGAATACACAGCCATAAACATTGCCAAGGCAGAGAAGTCCGAAGGTATTAGTTTCTTCGAGGTCTTCCAGAAACTCGGTGAGCGTGTTCCAAGCGTATCTGATCTCGTCTTTTTGTTGCGGGCTGGCGGCGCAACCGACGAGCAGGTCAACGAGCACGTCGGCAAGGGCATCGTGCACTGCTTCGAGATCATCCTTCGAGGCATCAAAGAGGCCGGTTTTTTAGGGGATCAGGTGGATATGGACGCAGTGATAGACGAACTGCGGTCGTCTACGAAACTCCAAAATTCAAATACTTCTGGCAGTACTGGGAAAGTTTAGAGGTTGACGCTCTTTCGATAGGCGTGGGTCATGACGAATATTGGCGCATGACCCCGCGCATTATCGAGATGGTTTTCGAGGCGTATCAGAAGCGGGTCGAGCGGCAGCTCCAGTTGATTGACAATACCAACTATCTGCTCGGCCGGTACATAGCCATAGCTGTTAATGACCCGAAGAAGTACCCGAGCGAACCAGTGCTCTATAAGAAATCACGAGCCTCAATGTCTACCGACATCGAGGCGGCACTCCGAAGAGTAGCCCTTGGGCTAGGAGCCAAGCATGGCAGCAACCACAGTAGACGAACTGAAGGTACTGATCACCGCACAAAGTGATCAGTTCCAGAGGGAACTGCAACAAGTAAAAAACCATATTGCGGCGCTTGAACGCACCTCAAAGGGTCGTTTTGGTGGGATCGGCAAGTCTGCTGTGGCTGCTGGAAATGTCATTGCAACAGCCTTAACTAAAGCGTTCAGTGCCATCTCCAGCAGCATGGACGATGCCGTAAGGCGCCTCGATGTCTTGAATGGCTTCCCAACAGTCATGTCCAACCTCGGGATTGGCACAGAGGAAGCACAGCGAGCCATCGATATCTTAAGCGAAAGGCTCAAAGGTCTACCTACTACACTGGACACTGCTGCATTGGCCGTGCAGCGGTTCACAAGTGCCAATGGCGATATTAGGGCATCCACCGAACTATTCTTAGCGTTGAATAACGCTATACTGGCCGGAAACGCGCCGATAGACCTCCAGCGCTCGGCAATGGAGCAGCTTTCACAGGCATATACCAAGGGCAGGATCGACATTGTCGAGTGGCGTTCTGCGATGGCTGCCATGCCAGCCCAGCTAAAGCAGGTGGCGACTGCTATGGGACTCGCTAACCCTGACATTCTTGGCGAGAAGCTGCGCAATGGCGAGATCGCCATGAATGACTTCATGAACACGATCATTCGCCTGAACAAAGAAGGTCTGCAAGGATTCCCCAGCTTCGAGGAGCAGGCGCGCAATTCGACGAGCGGCGTACAGACATCTATCGCCAATTTGCGAACGGCTATCGTGCGCGGCCTTGCCGACATAATGAATACCATCGGCCAGGCGAACATCGCCGCGTTCTTTAATGGAATAGCCAAGGCGATCAATGCGGTCGTTCCGTACATCATAGCCTTCGTAAAGCTCACCATATCAGGCATAAGCCTTATTGCCCGTTCTATAGGCAGCATCTTTGGCCGCAAGACGACCAGTGATGCCAAGGATGTCAGTAAATCCACTGAAAAGACGGCTGGTGCCTTATCTAAGGCGGCAGCTGGCGCGAGCGGCGTGGCATCTGGCATTGATCAGGCAGCAGGTGCGGCGAAGAAACTGCAAAAACAACTGGCCAGCTTCGACGAGATGAATGTCCTGCAGGAGCCGAGTGCCGGAGGTGGCGGGGGTGGTGGCAACGTCGGAGTCGGGCCACTTAATATCGATGACCTTATAGGTGGCGACGATGACGATGCAGGGGACAAGCCCAATAAGGTTCAACAGATACTCGACAAAATTAGAAATATATTCAAGAAATTCACGGAAAACCCCGCCATCAGAGGTTTTACAGGAGTCTTTAGGCTGATAGGAGAGGCTATCGCCTGGATGTGGAACAAGATCACGGCCATCAAACTGCCGGAAGGTGTGCGCAATTTCTTCTCGGCTATTGTCGGCTGGTTTAGAGAAATTACCAATAACTCGGTCGTCAGAACCATCTTAGAGGGTCTAGCTATTGCCATCGGTGCCGTTACGGCGGCCCTTACCATAGGCGTGGCCGGATGGGCAGCGTGGAAAGGCGCGATGGCCGTAGGAACGACCGCTGTGGCGGCCGTGACCGTTTCGGTGCGCGCACTGGCGGCAGCATTGTCATTCTTGGCTGCAAACCCGATTGTGCTGGTTATCGCCGGTATCACACTTCTGGTATCTGGCCTAGTCTTATTAGTCAAGAACTGGGATACCGTCAAAGATGCAGCTGGCAAGGTATGGAATTGGATTGGCGAAAGAACTAGGGAATTTGTCAAGAATGTGACTGACTTCTTTGCGGAGCTTCGTGATAACATTGGCCGCTTCTTTGGCAACATAGGTAGCTGGTTTGGCGATAGATTTACGGAAGCATGGAACGCCATTAAAAAGGCGTTCAGCCTGTACATTGGCTTCTATAAGGGCTTGTGGGATGCTACAGTCGCCATCTTCACGGGTGCGCCGCGCTGGTTTGGCGATACATTCAGTGCAGCATGGGAAGCGATCAAGCGGGCATTTAGCAAGACGAGTGAGTTTTTCGGCGGCTTGTGGCGGTCGATAACTGGTTGGTTTGCAGACGCCGGAACAACATTCGGTAATGCTATCGGTAACGCGTTCAAGACCGCTGTCAATGCCATCATCGAATTCGTTGAGCGCCGTATCAATGACGTCGTCGACATTATGAACAAGGCCATAGGTCTTATCGACAGTATTACACCAGGTACTTTGAGCAGAATTGGACGCGTATCACTGCCTAGAATGATGGCCACCGGTGGTCTGGTATTTGGCCCTACCAATGCAATCATAGGAGAGGCTGGGCGTGAGCTCGTACTGCCCCTCGACCGCAATACAGAGTGGATGGATGAGCTGGCGGCGCGGATCAATGGGAATGGCCAGCCGTTGCACATAACCGTCAAACTCGGCGAAGAAACCATCTTGGAGCGCATAATCGAGGGCATTAATGACCAGGCATTCATGCGTAATGAGAATATGTTGACAATTTAACATTTTTTGTTGTATAATCTGCGACGTTGGTATCAATTCCGTAAAAAGGAGCTTTGCAATGTCCGAAATTCAGAAAAAGAATTGGTTCGCACGTCACAAGGTGCTTACTGGGATACTGGTATTTCTTTTAATCGTGATTGTTGCATCTGCTGCCAGCGGGCAGGATGGCACTAACCAGGTCTCTAACACAGAAAAGACATATCGGTTTGAGGATCGCGCCGACAAGCAGAATAAAGACATAGAGCTAATGCCGAATGAGACGGGCACGCTCGATGGCGTCAAAATGACTGTTACCAATGTCGAGTATCTGACCCAAATCAATGAGTTTGATGTTGCGGACAGCGGCAAGACCTACGTCTTGGTCGACGTTACCCTTGAGAACACGGGCAATGAGACCAAGCCGTACAACGTCTTTGACTTTCGCATTCAGACTGCTAGCGGACAGGTTCTAGACCCAACTTTCTCTACGGCTGATAACCAGCTCAGTTCTGGCGATCTGGTATCTGGTGGTAAGGTATCAGGCAAAGTTGTATTTGAAGTAGCTATTGAGGACGGACACCAATACCTGATTTGGAAGCCAAACGCATTCAATTCTGCACGGGTTATCGTACAGCTTAAATAGTGCTATAATATAACCGATCGAAAGCGGTACGCACGCATGTGCGGCCGCTTTTTTGATGTCACGGCATTTCGCCCCTCACTCAAGTCAAGGAAGCATTTATGGCTTATTCTGGTGACCTACTTAAGATAAATGGCCAGAATGTTCCAGGACTCAAACAATATAAGATCACACGCGCCAAGCTCTGGAAAGATGCCGAGCGCAACATGGCCGGCGACGTGACGGCCACGCTCATCGGCATATTCCCGAAGCTTGAGTTGGAGTTTGGCGGCAAACTGACCGAGGACGATGTTAGCAGCTTGGCGGCGATGCTGGACAACGCGTTTTTTGATGTGACCTACTTCGATGCGAAGTATAAGGGCACCAGGACAGCACAGTACTACGCGAGCGACTACAGCATTGAACTTATGGACAAGGAACGCGGGCTGTATAAGCCGGTGGGCGTCAACTTAATTCCGGTGAGCAAGGAGGCATAGGTAATAATGGGAAACCTCAAAGATTTTGCTACTGCAATCGTCCAGGTGGCGCCATCACCGGCGACGAGTGGCACCGAGTTAAAAGTACAGTCCGGACAAGGGCAACGCCTACCTGAGACGCCCTTTTTTGCGACTGTACACCCAGATGGCCAGGTACCGACACTGGACAATGCCGAAAAGGTACAGGTGACAAACGTCAACGGAGACACCCTTACGATTGTACGTGCCCAGGGCGGAACCCAGGCACAAGCAATTGGTATCGGCTGGCGGTTGAGTCGCGCTATATTCGCGGACGACATTCCCCAGGATCCCGACGACCTGGACGACACTAATACAGAGCACAAGTTTGTCAGCCAAGAAGATAAGGACAAACTTGCGGCCCTAACTTCGATCTTACCGAACTATAACGTCCCTATACCTGCTGCCAATGTGATTATGCTGGACGATCTGTCGAGTGGCTGGTCTGACGAGTACGGTACCGGCGTGGTAAACAACATTAACAATGGCCAGATAGAGGGAGCAGGCGCTATTTCTGTCACTGTTCCGAACAACGGTGGCGTTGCCGGCATGTCGAAGACCGGTACCTGGGACTTTAGTAAGGCGAACTTTAGGTTGTGGCTTAAGAGTAACGATTGGGAGAATGTTGGCAGCGCCAACATCTTACTCTTAACTGACTCAGAGAATCTCTACACGCTGCATATAAAGGACTTCCTCGAGGACCTCGAAGACGATGAGTGGTACGAGGTGGTCTTTACTCGTGACCAGTTCTCCGCAGTAGGTAGTCCATCCTGGGATAACATCACCAAAATTGTGTTGCGTGCATGGACAACAACGGGCGGCACGCCAACCGTGCTGTTTGATGGGTTTGCGGCTTACCCTCAAGCACAACGGGGCGTCATTTCCATCTGCTTCGATGACGGGTGGTTGAGCGCATATACAGAGGGATACAAAAAGATGGCCGACTATAATTACCAAGGAACACAGTTTATTATCCCTGGCCTATTAGGACAGTCTGGACGTATGACACAAGAGCAGGTCGACGACCTGCATCGAAAGGGGTGGGACATATCCGGTCATGGGGCGACTGACCTTACCTCGTTAACAACAGAGCAGGTCGAGGCCGACCTGAAAGAGACTGCTACGTACCTGAATATCCATGGATATCGTGGCGCACATCTCTATGCATACCCAAACGGCCAGAATACCCAGGCCGTGCGAGACATCGTACAGAAGTACTTCCCAGTGGCTAGGACCATTAATTCGCTCAATCAGCCACTTAGCTACATTAACCCCCTACGGATTAACGCTCTCTCATTGGTATCCAGTACGCCAGTGGCGACGATACAGGCACGCATCGACAGTGCACTAGAGAATGGGTCATGGCTGATACTGGTATTCCACAAGATAGTAGCAACCCCTACTGTGGAGACGGAGTACTCCGTTGCCAACTTCAGCACTATTGTCGATTATCTCAAGTCCAAGAATGCTGATGTGCAGCCAATCAGCCGCGTGTTGGCTCGCAGCGATTTCTTCATCAAGGATGCTTCGGGGGCCAATGTTTCTGACGCTGGTGGCCTCATAGTGGTCAACCATGGCTCTAACTCCAATACGGCGCGTCCCTCTGTCAGTGGCCCTGTGTTCTGGATAGGGTCTGCTGAACCATCAAATGCGCTCGATAACGACATTTGGTATGACACAAGCAGCTAATGGAGTGATACATGCTACCTAAGGCGCATACGCTTATCGACCTCTTTGACCGATCTACGATAGCCAATGACGGCAATCCATGGCTAACGTTTGGGTCTCCGTCTATCGTCAACGGTAGGTTGCGCTTCACTTTGATAGGTGATTCTCCTGGATACAGTGGGGTATATGCCATCAATGGTGGATCATACTACGACATGACTGACTCCTATCTGCAAGTAGAAGTCGTTAGCGCAGGCAATCAGGCGTGGGGGTCACTCGAGGTTGACTTGCAAGTCATGGCAAATGGCTCAAGTGACAATCGGGTCTTTTTTACGATAAATAACGGCTCGTTGATTGCCTTCAAGCATGTTGCGGGTGTTAGCACATGGATTACCAACGTGGCTTACAATTCGACGAGTCACCGCTGGCTGCGTATCAGGGAGTCAGGCGGCACGACGTATTGGGAGTACGCCTCTGCCGAGCAGTATCTGAACGATGACTGGCAGGTATTGCATTCGGAACCTAATCCCATCAACATGTCAGCTGTTATGTTGCAGCTGGACTCTGGCATATGGAACACCGAGTCTGGCAGCACCAATGTTGAGTTCGACAATTTAAATGTCCCGTCAGGAGCCATTGGGGCCATCAAGGTCAGATCCAGTGGCACGTTTGCCGCGGTAGCCGTTAAGGCCAAATTGGGAGGAAATTTCGTAGAGGTCATGCCTAAATTGCGGGCAGGGGGAGGGTTCTAGATGCTAGGGTTCTACTACCCCGGACAGGCTTACCCAGGTCAATCGGGCGCAGCTAACGAAGCCCTGCCTTTGGTGGTACTCAATACCGCTAACCAGTATGCGTTCGCTCAACCGCGGCCTAAACTACTTTTTACCGGTACTGGACCGGAAGGAAGCGAGCTAATATATCAAATACAGATTGACAACACTAGTGATGCATTCGAGTCAGTGGTGATAGATGCGGTGTCCGATACCGACGCTGGTTTTGCGAATGAAATAGATAAGGAAGACACTCACCCATTCACCAGCGGTCAGCAGATTAGTTACACGATCCAAGAGGGTAACGATCTGGGCATCGATACGTATTATTGGCGAGTCAGAGCCAGGGTTTATGGTGAAGACGCGCCATGGGGTCCCTGGAGCCAGACAAGACGGTTTACGGTCACTCTGGCACCGCCAGTCAGTGAGGAGTTCAAAGCGCTCGCCAGACAGCCGCTCAAGCAGAATGTGCGCGCATCCCTGCTGGTTGGCTCCGAGGTCGGCAGCGAAACGATCATTACGTCAGACGATGACCTTGCCAGCTTCAAGATTGAGCGCACCGGCGCGCTACTCAAGACCTCGATGCGTAAAATCACCGGCAAGCTGACGAGCGATAACTACAACCTCGTCGGCCAGTTCGTGCGGCCATCGTGGGGAATGAAGCTATCCAATGGCGAATGGGAAGACGTACCGTACGGCTCGTTTCTAATCACCGAACAGACCGTCGATAAAGAGAAGGGGATCATGACA